TCCTTTTAAGAAATCCCCAACAGGCCCTCCTGCCATATCTACAAATGTCATTTTTAATTGCATTACCATATCATTGAATTCCTCTTGTGCATTTCTTTGTTCTAACATTTGAGCTGTTTCTTCATCATTATTATCCCTTGCTTCTTGAGCCATTGCTTTTAAATCAGCTTTTTTCATTAATTGGTTGGATAATTGGTCTGAAGTCATACCAACAGATTTTGCTAATGCTTCTTGTTGTAAGACATTCATCTTACTAAAATCACCAAAATCTCCAACATTTTCATTGATTTCTTCAGTTAGAGTTTCATAATCACCTGTTAATGCTGCTAACCTAGCTTTTTCTAAATTAAGTTGTTTACCTGTTAGTAGTTCTGCTTCTAATTCAGCTGATATAGATTGTTCAAAATTAAGCATTGTTTTTCCTGCTGCAGCCACTCCTTCAAGTGTCATACCTAATTCCATAGCTTTTGATACAGATGCTGCTATTCTAGCAGGATCACCTCCTAATTGGGCAGATATTTGTCCTTGAGTTTTACCTGTTGCTTCTAATACCTTCTTTTGCTCTAATCTAATTCCACTTTGTGCCTCTATTGATTTTTGAGCTCCTAAGGCTTCTAGCTTTATCTGCTTCATGTCTTTACCAGACCTTTGAGCATGACCCACAAATCCCATTATAGCTTCATTAGACAGATCCATCAACTTCTTCATACGTCCTGCTTCTACAACTATATCATCTCTTATTACTGTAGAAGCGGTTCCTAAAGCACCATTAACTAGATTAAATCCAACAGCCATATCTGCACTGGTTATAGCCGTTTCACCTGTGGCTAGAGCTAAGTCTGAGAAATGATGTCTCAACATTTTTCCCTCTTCCCTAGCTACTCCTAAACCTTTTGCTAGAGCTGTGACTTCCTTATCAAATTGGAACCCTGCTTTTATAAGTGCTATTATAATGGTTAAAGGATCCTTCATATGTTTATTTATATCCGATCCCATAGATACTATACCTTTCTTTATAATATCAAACTTACTACCCCCATCAGCAGCAGTTTCGTTCATTCCCTTTAAAGCTGCATCAGTATCTACTATTTTACCAAGGAAGGGGATTTCATTAAGCCCTTTCATTAACTTACCTGCTGTTCCTACTTTATCCTCTATTTTCTTCCTTTCCGTATCTTCTTTTTTTAGGGATTCTATAAGTTGTGCAGCTATACCTAATTGGTCTTTAGCTGTTTTGTTTGCTTTTTTCCCATCATCATCAGCTTGTCTTTTTAACTTTTGGTAGATTCTGGTGGTTTTTTCAAGATCTTTGGCAATATCCTTTTCTTTTCTTAAACCTAATATTTGAGAATCTTGTTTGGCTAGGATATCAGAAGCTAAGCCTTGTAACTGTCTAGATACATTTAATTGGTCCTTTGCCTCTGTATTTATTTTGGCTCTTATCCCTAATTCCTCATTAAGGGAGTCTAACATTTGGCCCTGATTTTTTAAATCAAGTTTATCAAATGCTCTTACTTCATCAGCTGCAGCTGCTTGTTTTTTTCCTTTTTTCTTTTTAGCCATGTATAATTGGTGTTACTCCGGTATAAATATAAAAAACAAAAGCATCTTGCGATGCTTTTATTAAAAATTATATGTTGATGAAGGATTGATATTAGGGGAATGAATTTTATCATCCCCTATATTAGATCTACCTTGTTGTTTATCTAATTCTGCTTTTTGTTTCTTATTGAATTCGTTAATCCTATTCATATGAAAGGATCTCATCCAAGTAGGCATACTATATACTTCCGAGTGTAGGAATCCACCGCCTCCATGGTACACTAAGTCGTGAATCTGAGCGAACATTATGTTCCTATAGCTCGGCGTCAGGCCAAAAAAACGAGGCAGCAATAGGGATTGTTAACGTCTCGAAGTCCCCATTGTTATCTTCGCGTTCAAATGTTAGATCTGTGTCTGGTTGGATTAGGTTGATATATGTTCTTAAAGCTCTAGCGTCTCTAGCTAATAATCCTTTATCTACAAATTCTCTAATTGTTTTTCTTTCTGAATCACCATTCACCGAAGTAATCATGTATTTCATACGAGTAGATAATTCGGGATTTGATTTCTTATTGATTTTTTTCAATCCTTTAACCTCTTTAGTTATAGCTATATCTTTTCCGTGTGTCATAAAACTAAATGTTACTTCTATTTTAGAAGTTGGTAAGGTATATGAAAAGTTATTTGTTTTTGCATTTAATACATCTTCATGTAGTGGTTTATCTTCTATTGTAGTAAGATCAATTGTGTGTGATTCTCCCTCATATTTAAAAGTATAATCACTACCATATCCTAAAATACGTGCTGCTATTAATATAGCGTTTTTATCTCCAATTAATAAATCATCATAATTAATAGGTGTTGTTATTAAAGATTTTAATAATCTATCTATTACAGTTCCATCTTTTATGTAATTTTGGTTAGTTAAGATATCTTCCTCTAAAGCTGTCATATATTTCATTTCTATGGTTCCTTTAGCTAAGGGAGATTTTGGGTCATACAATATCCCAGTTGATGGTAATGTTACTTCTTCAGTAGGGTATTGAAATTTGTTTTGTGTTTGTTGTGTTTGTTCCATAACGTTATTTATTTATTAAAACTAGTTCAGATATACATATATGTAAAATAGAAAAAGCGCCAAAAATAGGCGCTTTTCTTTATATAAATGTTAATTCTATTAGTAATTTAAGATGGCGTAATCCATTCTAATAGTTATAGAAATATTTGCTGGTGTATCTGAAGCCCAATCAAAATCTCCAAAGTTAGCTGATTTTACATAAGCTCCTTTACAAATCCATTCTTCAACAACGTCTCCTACAGGACCTAATGCATTAAATCTAATATCTTTTTTATAGAAATCAGAATAACCATCTCTACCTGTAACTGACTCATGTGACAAACGAACCCACTCCATTACTGCTTGTGCACCTGATGGTGTTACTGGATCATAAAGATCTGCTGTTATATCTTGCCAATCTGCTTTTCCTTTTAATTTTCTTTTCACGTTAATGTGATCAAGAGTTATATCATTAAATGAAATATTGGGTCTACCTACTTTCTTTACTATGAATGCTGGGATTCCATCGATGTACATTACAAACCTATTCTGTAGTTTAGGTTCGAATGCTGTGAACATCATTTCGTTTGTATTTAATATTGCCATCTTTTTGTTTTGTTTTTTATTCGGTTATAAATATAATACTCTTCTTTTTTTATGCAGGGAATGTTGCTCCTGTTGGAAGGATATTGAAATCTAAGATTATGTATTCAGCTGTTTTAGTTGGTTGTAAGAAAATACCACCTACTAATTGATTTCTATCAACAACATCTGGTGTATTATTACTTTCGTCCATTTGTACTCTAAATGCATATAATCCTTGTCTTTGTTGTACTGATTCTAAATATGGATTAACTATATTTAAGAATCTATTTCTTGTTGCTGTTGTGTTTTGTTCGAATACTAAGTATTTCGAAGAACTTGCAATAAATTTCTTAAGGGCAATTAATAATCTTCTAACATTAATTCTATCTAAAGCTGTTGATCTAGATTGTAATGTTTTCTGACCCCAAATAACTGGATTTCCTATTCCCGGGAATGTAGCAATTGGGTTAATTTTGTTATCATATAATTTATCTCTTTCAGCTTGGTTTAATCTTATTTTAGCTTCCATTACACTACCTAATACACCTCTATTTAAACCTGCGGGTGCAAACCATTCTGCTGCTATTGCATCCGAAGCTGCTATTGCTCCTGGTACAATTACTGAAGGCGGTACTAATACTGGCTTATTAGCGGCAGTATCGAGTACTTTAACCCATGGATAATAAACTGCAGCGTAGTTGCTGTCTAAACCATCAGCGTTTGATACTGCGCTATTTACTGAAGCATCTACTCGTGCTAAATCCATTACAAAGAAACAATCTCCTCTATCTTCTGCCATTTCTATTGTATAATTTGTAACTAATGGGTGTAAAGCATGAATAATACCTGGTAAAGCTATCATATTGATATCATATTCGTCTTGATTTGATAAAATGTCTATTGCTTTCTTATACCCTAAATATCCTGCATCAGCTGATGTATTCATATCAAAACCATATAAATTATCTCCTGTAGTATATGAACCTGCTAATGTGGTTTCGTTTCCTGTAAATTTAACTATATCTGGTCTTAAACCATCTTCACCTCCTTGGAAAGGAACTGAGAATTTTAATTGGTTAGCTGTTGGTCCTGTTGATCCATCTGTTGATATTGAAGCACTTAATGAACCTGTCCATAAGCTTGAACTTGCATGGCCATTATAGTTTTCAACATTAAAGTTACCTGCTACATTATTTTCTAATGTAGATGGTAAAGGTTTTATCCAGTTTACATTAGAGTTTGCTTTGTCATCAAATTTCCATCCTAAATATCCTTTACTTGAATAATCTGTTCCTACTACTTGTGTTCCTTCATATGATGAGGATGGGAAATCACAATTTATAGCTAATGAAGCTGTTGCTATTGGGTTATATAATGCTTTAAATCCTTTTGGGGATAATTTTGGTGTGTAAGCTTTTGCACTTACTGATTCGTTTACTTCTACTCTGACATAATCAGATATATTAGAATAGAATCCTAATACTTCTACTTTATCTAAAGTGTCATTATATTGTGGGTATTTATCCCCAATTTTTCTTGATATAAAGTTTGGTGAATCTGGATCTAAATTTACTCCTGAATATTGTTCTACTGTTGATATTGTTTTATCTATATCACTATATTTTCTTAGAGTTACAGTAAAAGTTGAAT